CTGAGGCATCTTGTCTTTGTTCAGCAGTGGCTTGTTAGACAGGATTTCCCAAACGTTGTTAGGCAGCGAGTAGAAGCCGTTAGATACGCCAGCGATGGTTGTACCTTTCTTCTGACCCGACAGCTTACGTTTGTCAGCAGCATATGGGTCCATCTCGATCACGTCAGCAACGTGAGCGGTGAGCAGCATGTAAGTGTTAGACTTAGCACACAGCTGAGGCAGTTGACCGAACAACTGAGATTTAGCTTTACCGTTAGCCATGGCATCCATGTTAAGACCGCTACTACCGATAGCGTTCTTTTCATACATGGTCGATACAGCACTAACTTGGAACTTCGAGAACGAGTCGATGAAACCTACAGTTGGATACAGGAACTTCTTAGAGTTACCGTTGATGTCCAAGAATGGACTGGTACGCATGTAAGTCTTAGATTCTTTCTCTTTAACGCTCAGAGCGTCACGGAACTGTTTGAAGAACTCGTCACCGGTATAACGAGACAAGTCAGTGAACGTGAACTGTTCATCGTTAACCCAGTCGATATCACGAAGTTCATCATAGTGCTCACCAATAGTAGACAGACGACTATGTGGTGACAGCGTACCTTCTGTATCGTAGGTCAGCGCATAGCTACCCGGAAAGGCACGACGTACCATCGCAAGCATGTACATGCAGATGGCAGATTTAAAGTTGTTAGGGCGAGAACTTACGCCAGTCAGAGATCCAAGACCTCCGTTGAGAATCATCTCACCATGCTTACCTTGCTCATATTTGCCAGTTGGGATATCCATCAGGCAGCCAATGTTCAGAGCAGGTCGAAAAGCGGGACGATCAAAATGGTTTGCAAACATTTTTGAGTTTTCCTTTAAGTGTGTTAACTACATAAAGTATCAACTACGGTAATTTAATCCGCTTATTTTATGTTAACAGTGTCGCGACTGTGTTTAATAACTTTTATAAGGTACCTTAAAATGAAATACGGATTACTGAGCAAATATATCAAAGAAGCTGGAGTTGGTTCTACCGGCAGTACCGAGATTATGCATTTCCAAAATATGCCATCGCTAGAATCAATGGAAGGTTATAGTGGCGATCAATTTGTAGAATGGCTAAAGAAATTAATAGAGTGGCTTAAGAACACATTCAGTAAAATCGCTGAACAGGTGAAAAATGGTACAGCAACATTGAGAACAAGTATTCGTGATGGATTGGATAGTCTTGGCTCACTTTCCGACTTCAAACTAGTTGATTTCGATATACCTGGTGTACTGGCCAATAGTCTATTCGTAAACGGTCACGCTGACAGCAGTAGGTTTAAATCGATTTTGACCAGGCTCCAGCTAGATTTAAGTAATTCCGAAAAAGCAATCCGTGGATTTAGAGCGGGTAGTGATGTAGATGCATTGAGTGAGGCAACTAAACAACTACATGAAGATGTTGGACGCAGCACTATTTCATTTGGCATGACTTTAGGGCGCTTAGACGACGGTGAAACAAGTACAGTTACCATTAGCTGGAATGATCGGAATGAACTAAGGAAAATTCTAGAATTATGTAATAAAGCGCTTGACCATACGTCACCTAGCCTCGATGGCATTACGCGAGCCTTAAAATCCGTTAGCGACAAAACTTTTGAAGATAGTGAAACCTTGTCGACAATAACTTGGCAGTGCGAAGATACTCTAGGGTACTATAAGCAGTTAATACAGGGTTATTACAGATATCTTGATTCTGTAGTAAACAGTGTAACGAGACTTATTAAAGTTATTAAGACTAGTGGCCCATCTACCGAGAGTTTTATCGATGAGGAGATCGTCTACGATGAAGGCGCCCCCGCTCATGTAAATGCTGAAACAGAAACCCTAGGTGTTGATACCCAACCGGACAACGCTCTGTTCAAACAGCTACGCACGATTTCCACAGAAGCTCTTTCGATTGGTAACTTTGCTCGTTACTTCAGTCGTAAAGCAGATTCCCTGAGCATTGCTGTACAAGAAGGTTTCAAATACCTGACCACCTATAACTACGATCCAATGGAAACACTGCATCCAATGCAGATGGACAACTATGTATCCACACTGGATTTCATGGACCATGAAGATCTTAAAGTTCCACAACCTACCAGCTTTAAAGGTGAACTGCTTCCATACACCACTTTACTGCTTGAACGTGCACAGACCATGAACAAGGTTCTGACCAACGTTATCCAACCCGCTACCACTCGCTTCGGTCATTACCTGAGCCTGCCTATGGATCGCGCTGAGCGTCGTGACTTCGAATATGGTATCAACATTCAAGATGACCGTGAAAAGATGGTTAAGGAAGACGCTAAGCTGTTTGGTAGCAATCGTTCTAGTTCGGCATCCTTGGGTGAACTGTTCAACTCGTTTAGCGATTTCGTTTCGGCTGAACGTAATATGTTGTCGGTTAAAGCTACCCTAGGTGAAGGTGGTATGGATCAGGTTAAGAAAGCTGTACAAGCCCTGACCATCACAGCTGGTGCATTGATCCGTCGTTTGGGTGAAGACACCAACCATAAGCCATCCACTGAGTTTGTTCGTATGATCTCGGACCAGCTCACCGAAGTAGCTCGTTGGGTAGAATGGTACGCAGGTCAAATGACTCGTATCATCGAAACCAACAACGCTCTGTACGAAGTTGAGAAATCAATCCTCAAGTTGTAACAGCATAAAGGCCCTCTCCTACGGGAGAGGGCACTATGTTGCATTTACTTAGCTTTAACTTCAGCACAGAAACCCAGAAGGCACTTGATATCAGACTCAAGCTTTTCTTCTGTACCGTAATTAAGCCAGCATGGCATCGACCGGATTATCCGACGTACTACGCGATCGCTATTTAAATCCACTTTCTCCACTGGAGGAATATGTTTCCAGATTACGTTCCCAAACAGCGTTGGAAACTTCATAGCGCTCGAATCTGCAACCAACTGCATACGCTCATTCAATCGATCAATGCTGTTATGATCAGTTGAACTACACTTAACTAATTGAGCGTGCAGTGAAGCTATTACGCACATTCTTCGAAACCCCACGTCACTACGTGCCCACACCCCATGCCAAATGGATGTGAGCCTACGACGCGAGGCAGCTCTGAATTTAGTAATTAGATTCATGAGTTACCCACTATTTTTTCAGTAAGAACTGAGCGTACGGTGATCCAAAGATAGCGTGACCATCTTCAGCCGTAAACACAGTCGAGTATGAATAGGCACACGGCCCCAACGGGATAATCATTAACTCAACCTTGATGCCTTCACAGGCCATTCGATTAAGTTGGTTTCTGGACGGAATGTCAATAGCGAGACAAAGCTTGATATTGACTTTCTGACCCTTGAACTTAATTGGAATGTCAAGATGTGTAGTATTTTGAGTAATGGTTTTCTTAAGTTGAGTAACCGTCTTCTTACCTTCTACGACTTCGTAAAAGTCTGTGGTAATGTCAATTAAATCCACCGACTCTCCAAGCTTACCATCAATGTATTCATTCAGCCGTCGTTCCATCTGACCAAATTCGAACACGGCTTCGTTCGCCATCCTCGGCGGATTGAGAGTCTTACTAATCAACCCCATCTCTGGAGTTGCCAGTACATGGATATCATCAAATTTCAGCAGACCAGCTACACCCATCGTTTCGATAGTTTGACGGTAACTAGCACGACACGCATTCGCTAAGTTGATAATACCGAGTTCTGGTAGGTCCGTGCCAAGTGCTTCGGCATGGAGTTGCTTAAGGCTTTCAAGATATTCATCGAGTTCCTTAGCTTTATAAACACCAAAGGTAGCTTCTGCAATTCGGCGACCAAACAAGAGATCGGCTTTCGCCAACTTATCTTTAGCGGTGTCGCGCGGTTTGAAACCCGCGTTATGCAATCTACCCAGGTTATAAGTATAGTAAACACCATCAGGTGCCAGACCAGTATTGATACCGAATACCATTCGCGTCTCTAACAACAGAGGCGAGATAGGTTTCTTCTTGAGCTTGGTGATTTTCTCACCATCTACTTTAACTTGCACTGGTTTGGTCGATTCGGCGCCACCGCCCCGAAGAGCGTTCTGGTCAGCTTTGTCGTTACCTATATCGTTGCTATGACCTTTAACCCACTCGATCTTGAGTTTGTACCCGCGATCGTCCCAACGTTTCTTCTGGTCTAACAAGGCAAGCCAGAGTTCCTTGTTTTCACGTGGAGTGCCATCCGGCTTTAACCAATTCGCTTTGATCCACTTATGGACCCATTGCGTTAGACCTTTGATAACGTATTCAGAATCAGGTCGCATAACTAAGTTCTGCGCCCCGGACTCGAATGCGATTTTAAATCCTTCTATAGCTGCTGTTAACTCAGCCGTATTATTGGTGGCCCGTCCATCCACCTTACCGAACGCATCGTAAAACTCGATAACTGTACAAGTTTCATCTAATGCAACTTCTCTATAACCCTCAGCGGTAGGCTGCTGTCTGGTGCTAGCCTTCGACGACATGGGCTTGTTATGGAAGGTATATCCATGAACACCCCATCCCGCCACGTTCTTTTGGAACGACCCATCTGTGTATAACACAATTCCATCACACATCTTAAATACCTCCACCTTAAAATTACCAATCTAGATCATTGTCTAGTTCAGTACTTTGTTAGTACAGGTCTCCATCCACCGTTGGTGGGCTTGCTCATATTTGGAGTGCATTGTATCGATGTGAGTTTGAAGCTCTTTCATTTTTACGCCTATCATCTTATCTAAAGCCGGTAGATCTTTAGCAGTTGCCAAATCGACAGCTGTAAGATATTTAGGTTTCTGAGCATCACGGGGTAGGACAAAAGCATCACAAGAAACTAACTTACGTTCCTTAGTGGGAGGCTTTGCTTTCGGGGTTACCCGCTCCGACACCTCTTTCGTTTGTTGTTCTGAGCGCCAGCTAGACGTCGAGGTAGATTCATAATGAACCACCGTATTCTGATTTGTGACGTATGCAGGTGCATAAACTACGCACGCTGAAAGGGTAAGGCATACGCCTAGTAGTACTGCTATTTTAGACATGTGGTTCATCCCCTTAAAGGTCTTATTTCAGAATATCGCCGAACATCTGACGACGAAGCAACAAAGTATCTGTGGCATTCGGAGTATCAGGCTTAGCACACATACTCTCAATGAGTACGAGTTTCTCTGACTTAACTACGCTCAGCTCAACCGTGGTGTAGGTCTGCATCAGGATCGAGATCCCTAAGCAAAGGTATACAACAAGGATGTGCAGATTTGCCAGCACAAGTTCTTTAGCGGTGAGATCCCCAAAGAGAGCACGCCGAAAGAAAGGCCAAAAAAAGAGCAAGGCTCGAATAGTCAAACTCACCGGAATATCCTCAGGTCAGTAATAAACTAAGCCTACCCATGTAACCATAAAGGCTGAAGCATAGACTTGTTGACGGTATTTATCTCACTAATGTGAAACTATACCCGACGATTTAAATTAACGCAAGTAGAATTACTGATTGTATAGATGGTGTTCCATCAAAAGCTCTACTCACGAGGAAAGTACAATGTACGAATTGAAAGGCTTTTTCGAATATCCAGCGTATATCGATAATACGGCGGATAAAGTAGCTGTTCTCGGTGAGATCTCCGACAACAGCTTAACCTATGCAAAAGACAAGACTATCCTAACCGGGTCGTCCACCCCAAACGTAGGTCTGATCTCATTTCATAGTGTAAGGGACGAAAACGTCGTTCCCGTTGAAGGTGTTTACTATGAACAAACATTGAAGCTCGGTGAGTATATCTTCAACCAAGCTCAAGCGGGTACCATTACCAATAACCCAACTGCATTGCGTCAAATGGTGATGGCTGAATTTAATGGTATCATTCTAGACTTTAAGTCTGGCTTAATGCTTACCAACGGTAATGTCTGGATGCCAGAATACGTAGAGATCAAACTCGCTACTCTGGATAACGAAGACAATCGTGTGATCGTTTGGTTAGCTGACGATTCTTTTGCTGCTCAGTATGACGGGTACGTGATTGAGATCGTTCAACCTATCTTACCGGTCGATGATTTCTTCAAAGATCCATTGATTGTTAAAGGGTTGCTGGATTCCTACAACATCGTTGAGAAACTTGAAGAAGCTCAAGAACGTCGTGCTCAATATCCTTATACCCATCTGCGGGCATTTGAATTTGATTACGTAAACCCAGCTGATCAAACTAAGCGTTGGTCTGCTACGTGGTTGGTGATTATCTATGGTGAAGCAGGTAACAACCCTGACATCATTAAAGACGCCATCGTAAAAGACATTCTGGATCAGTCGACCCATCCTCGGGAAGATTGGGAAACTATTCTCCCTGATTTGTTTCTGACCACTGAATTCATTTTTACCCCACTCTGGAATAAGTACTCGGTCCCTAACTCGGACTTCCGTGCTGGTCTGTACTCGCCAATCTTCGATCCTAACACTGACATCAATTTGGTATTGCGTACTGCACGTGGTCCAGCTTACACGGATGTGTTTGTACGGTCGAACTACCAGTCCAGTGTTAACATCTATAAGTCTCTGGCTTTCGGTGTTATCGGTAACCCACAGAACCGTAACGGTGTAACTAAGTTCTATACGAAGTTCCCTGACTACGTTGTAGCTGAAGTGGGTAATGGCGACGCTAACCGTGTTAGTCCTGAAACACTTGAGTGGATGATGCTGTTCTCTACGCTGATCAAATCGGCCGAGACCATGACTCGTTACACCAGTGTACCACGTGGGATCTCCCGTATGGTTCGTGATGGTATTGTGTATGCTTCGGCATTCTATAAGAACGTCAACTATCTGGTTGCAACTAAATCGTCTGTTGAATCGATTTAAAACGAGGAGAGGGTAACCTCTCCTTTTTATAACGGAGCCCTACATGAAAATCTTTGAACTCCCTTTATCGGTAAACACGTTGGGTTCCGATCCAACTCTTCATTTATTTAAAGCATTAGATGAAGCGTACCCTGAATACGAGCTGACTCGTGAGAACTCCAAGATTCTAAAGATCCAGCCTGCTGCTACGTCTACATACCCTAACCTGACTTACCTCCGTATTCAGAAAGGGGATGACCCAGAGGACACTTTAGAATTCTTTTATAACCGTTACAATATCAATGACTATATAACCAACCCAATGTTCACAGCTACAGAAGCAGCCGCTGCTGCTAAACTACCTAGCTCGGCTAAGTTGGTTGACGCGATCTCCGCTAAGCTACAGCTCAACATGCAACCTAACGATTTCTGGACTAGCATTAATAGCCTAGACTTCAGCGGTGGTACTGATGGTCCCAACTGGTTCATGCAGTCGGTTTATGATTCTGTTTACTGGTGTGGCAGTATGTATGTATGGTTACACACTTAAGATAATCTTCAAGAGTTAAGCACATGGCCAATAATCTTATTCCACCTGTAGGTACAAAAGGTCGGTATGTATTAAAACCACCTTTTGACGCGGCGATGACGCCGAACAAAATTTACAAGTTAGACGCAGACCGTACGTTCTCCGAGATCGATACATTCGGCACTAACATCTATACACAGTTCTATCTGCCGTACAATATCCCTGAATCGCAGGTAGCTGCTGATCGAGCTGCTGGGGCACGACTCATCACTTTGATGACTGATGACTCCCCTCCTTTATATGTACCTACATCGTACGTACAGTCTTACCCTGATCTGAACTTCAAACCTTATAACCAATACGTCGCAGTGTTAAGCTTTGGCCCGTTAGCAGAAGACACGCTCTTCGAACCTACAGTCCAAGCATTAAAGAACACGACCAGCGAGTTCTTAGGGGTTGAACCAGAAGTTCATATTGCGTTCATGCCTTTATCAGATCTGATTACACCTGAGCAACACGATAGTCAAGAAGCTGCACGTCAAGCAGCTATTAGCAATCGTAGTACAGATTATGCTCGGTTATATGAAGTGCAAGCTCAGAACGCATTGCTTCAACAACGCCTCACCATCCTTGAGAAGATCGTTAAAGACAACGGTCTACTTGGTTGACAACCTTATGTAGAACTACATCCCTATTACCCGGAGTAATTAAATGGCACGAGTTAATCTTTTCGAATTCACCCGATCGATTGCAAACGAATCGGTGAGTCATGACGATGCAAAGCACGTCGAAGTGAACACTAAAAACGATCTACCTAAAAACGTACAGGAAGACACCGATAAGGTCGAAGTCGATAAAGACGTTTCGGCAGATGCAAGTAACACCAAAACTACCGAACCCGGTCCTAAAGAAGGCGGTGGTGACGGTACTGCTGAATTCCATTCGGCCGAGAAAGCTACTACCAATATGTCGGTAACCGACGTAGCTAAGAACATCGTTCGTGACCAAAACGGTGGTCGCCATGTAGACACGCTCCCAGACCAAGTAAAGGCTAAAGATGGCCTGAGCGCTAAAGACATTAGCACCTCGGTTGAAGAGCATTCTGACAAAGTTGAATCTGAGTCCGAAGAAACTGAACTGGAATCCATGGACGCTAGCGGTGCTGAAGTCGTTGGCGCAGCTGACGACATGATCGTCGACATGGACGCTGAAGAAATGGAAGTAACTGGTCTGACCGAAGCTTCCGATAAAGGTCTGTCTGAAGCTGATGCTGCTTTCGCTAAAGTAGACGAACTGAACAAAGGCGTTGCCTCCATCGAACGTTACATCGGTCTGCTGGATCGTATCGACGCTTCTGGTCGCGATCTGTCTAACGAACTGCGTCAGTCCATCAGCTGGGGCCTTGAGTCCATCGACGCCGAACTGTTCCGCAGTGAGCGTGTAGCACTGGAATCGTTTGATCCATCTGCACGTGTATCGCTGGAAGCTAGTGAAGTTGCTACTTCTGGTCACCGCGATGGTCTCACCGACGATGCCGATGCCGGCGAAGTAAGTAAAGGCCTCAGTGCTAAGTTGAAGAAACTAGTAGAAGCCAGTATCCGTATGTTCTGGCGCGCAGTTAACGCTGTAGTTGACCTCTTCAACCACCTGACTTCGGACATGGGTAAAATCCGTGATCACCTGTCTGACCTGCGTTCGAAAGTAAAAGTACTGGACGGCGGTAAAGAGTTCAAGATGAAGGGTGCCCATCGACTGCTGGTTGGTGACGAGTTTGTTGGCGATTCCCGTAAAGGTATCGATCAGGTATCGCGTGTTGCTAACGAACTGCTGATCGCATGGCCTAACCAACTTGGCAAGATTGTCAAGAAGTGGGCTGAGGGTCGTCGTAATCCGTTGGCCAAGAACGACGATGGTCATAACAACCACATCAATGAAGCCCGTCTGAAAGATGAGTTCACCGATGCATTAACCCGTTCGTTCCGTGACCTGCATAGTCTGAGTCCTAATGACCGTGACAAAGTTCCGTCCGGCTTCCTCGATGTAGATAAGCTGTCTTGGTCTGGTCCTTTGGCTGGTAACCGTGCTCTGTACATTGGTACTTCGAGTGGCGGTAAAGACATGAAAGGTGCTGTCAACATCAGCTTCTCGGCAGTACCTGGTGAATCCACTCACGCTGGTGAAGTTACCGTTGAAACTCCAACCGCTGGTGAAGCCATCGCTATCATCCGTGAACTGGAAAAGCTGACCCATTTCATCGATGATGCTAAACAAGGTCTGCAAGGCATTAAGAAAGTTTACGACCGTGTATTCGGTGATTCCATTGAACGCTTCGGTCGAACTGCATCGAGTACCCCACAACAGGAAGAATACTACCGTGGTGGTGACCTGGCTCTGACCGTGTCTCGTATTACTTTCGACGCACATCGTGAGTTCCTGGGTTACATGACCAGCATGGTAAAAGCTTACGTTGGCTTCATCTCCGCTTCGATTAAAGCTGAAGGCGGTGGTGAACAAGGTGATATCGAAGGTAGCGCAACCCGCGCTGATTAAGGAACCAGTATGATTACCCGATCTGATTATAAAACGCTTATTCACGATTGGGAAAAGACTGGCAAGCTGTTTGCTTCTTTAGAACGATACCAAGCGATCCTTGGTGATGAAGAAGTATCCAGCGAAGACGTTGCTTTGGTAATGAGTACTGCTCTTGAGAACATCGACCCTGAGTTCGATATCAAAGAGGGTAGTACCATTACTCTGCGCGCTATTAAAGAAGCCCTCGTCGCAGCAGCTAAGGTAGCATGGGAAATCCTTAAACAGATCTACCAATACCTTAACGCTTTGTATGTTCGTTTCACCGGTAGTATCCGTCGAGTACGGGCTAACCAGACACGAGTAATGCGACGCTTAGGTTCTTTGGGTTCTAAGACCTCTTATTCCAGTACGATTAACGTAGCTGGTCTGCAACGTCTTAGTGTAGACGGTAAGTTCGTCGGTGTTGATATGTCCAATCTTCAGGACATTAAAGCCATCGCTAACTATACCCTCACAGTTTATCCACGTTGCGTAACGCAGATTGCACGTAATGCAAGCCGTCAATTCCTTAACCTGTTGGATGTCGCTGATGGCGAAAACAATAAAGAAGTAAGTGGGCAACTCATCGAGGTGCTCGCCGATATCTTTGAACGTAACTTCCGTGAACCGCCAGACTCTACTGACGTACGTCAGGGTGAGATTGGTGGGCAAACCAAGTTCTTGAAACGTAGTACTGCACTGGTTGGCAACTCGGCATTCGTATACACTGATCCACGTGTGATCAGTAACGAGTTCCGTAAGACTAACGGTAATGCAGCTTCCACAGTTGCAAGTGCACTGCACATGAACTTCCAAGAACTCAGCCTCAACGTAGCAGATAAGTCTGAACGAGAAATCGATCTACCCACTGTACGTGACCTTACACAGTTGACTGAAGAAATCTCTCGAATTCTGACGATCGCTGAAAAGGCTGAGACCGGACGCCGTGACTTCTCCTCTGTTAAGACTGTAGTGGACGATGCTATTCGCCAAGCTATGGAACGTACTGAGAACAAAGCCGTGGTGCCAGTTGCCCAGACCGTCATGACTGTACTGGGTGAGGTATCTAAGAAGCTCGCTGAACCAATGGATAACTTCATGCACTGGTTGGCTATTACGTTGAACGTGTGGCTGAACTTTATTGATCATTGTGTTGACCACTATGAGAATGAAGGTATCTAACGACATATTGCCCAGCCTGATGGCTGGGCTTTATGCTGTCAAGAACTAGTGGTTAGATTAGGGCGACCAGTTGCTACGTCACCACAGCTTGCTCTAGAACCTGCCATACAAACTGGAATACCTGATACGAATACCTTAGAAGAACCGGTAATCATAACAGCTCCTTGGTGTGGACCAGAACCATGGGGCGCGACTTCACAACCAACTACAGCTAATGGGTTACCATTATAGAAGACCTTTTGATTCGGTCCAGGTTTAATGATTCCACCAGCTGTGTCCAGATTACATACGGAGATACCAGGCATTAGACGTAGTCCCAACGTGCGCACTTGGCTGTGATGTTTGGAGCATCCAAAGTCATCGAACCAGAGGCTTTAATAGTGGTAGTGGTAGACTCACTGGTATAAGTCTGTGTCTTAGAACTGATCGAGTTAGGTGTCCATTCGTGAGTGGTCCCACCTACAGTCATCTTAATGTATTTGTCTGCTTTAAAATCAATCCATTGTTTCTCAACGTTAATGAACGAATCGTTAGCGTTCCTCAGACGTACACGAGTTTCTTTTGAGTTGATCTCAAAGAAGTTACCGACGTCATCCGTTACCGCAACTTGACCGTCTTTGGTATTGATCTGGATGGTGTAAGCGAAGGGTTCCCCGTTAGCCTTGGTAGTCTGTAGATTCACGTAGCCGTTAAGTGGTGATACAACAGTCGTGTAACAACTTTCCAGTGTCTGACCGGCACCCCCTGCATTTGGAGTAGCGGCATAGGCATTCACAACGTGCTCAAGTGTCCTGAGTCCGTTACGCATGTTCATACTACGCCAGAAGTATTTGGTGGAATTACCTAGGCGATAGATCTCAACGAGTTCACCACGTCGTACGTCAGGTGGCGTCACACGGTTATCATCGAAAGGATACCATTCACACTCTAGATCTCGAGTGGCCGTGCCTTTAACCTCATAGGCATTCCCTTGAGCATCAATACCTTTAAGAATGTCTTGTACTGGGTTATGGGTTACTTCACCGTCAGTGGCCGATGCGGACTCTACTGGCAGTGCTTGGATAGTACGTGAGTTGTATGCTTTGTTCTTAGTAACATACCCGACACTGAATAAAAATAGTGCGGATTTAATATCAGTAGCCATTGTAGTTAACCTTTTACTTGGTTGTATAGATCTATAAGATTACTTAAGGATCGTTAACATGCAAATTAGTTTAATGCGTCTGAAGCAGTATAAGCGACTCATGCGTTCAGGCATTCAATCCTTCGAATGGACCCCAACCAAACAACTGATGTTGATCATCGGTTCTAATGGATCGGGTAAGTCGAGTATCATGGATGAGCTATCGCCTCTTCCAGCTCGACACAAAGCTTTTCTTAAAGGTGGCGAGAAAGAATTCCATTGTTATCACAACGGTAACCAGTATATCCTCAAGTCGGTTTACAATCACGGTACAGGCGATCACTCGTTTATCCGTAATGACGAAGAGCTTAACTCAGGCGGTACATTCAAGATCCAAGAAGATCTATGTTACCAAGAATTCGGCTTGACTCGTGAGATCCATGACATCATGACTGGCCGAACGTTGTTCACTGACCTGAGTACAGCGGAACGACGTAAGCTGCTGACTAAGATGTCGGTAGTTAATCTGGACTACGCGTTCGATATCTTCCAGAAACTGAAGATTGAATCTCGGTCACAGAAAGGCACAGTGGATACCATCACTCGCCGATTGGTTAACGAGAACCACGATATTCCGTCCGATGCTGAAATGCAATTGATGCGTCAAGACAACCAGAAACTGAATGAACGATTGAATCAGTTGTTCACTGCTCGTCAACCTAACGTTAAGCAAGGATTCAATAATGAAGAAGAAGCTGCTTCCGCTCTCTCCCAGCTTGTGGAGCGAGCTAAAAGTTTGCTCTATAGTTACCCTAAGTTGCCTTCGGAGTTTAGTTCGAATTCCAGAGAAGACTTCGCAGAACAAAAGCAACTCGTCTCAGGACAGTGTTCCGCAATCCAAGCCGTAATCCAACGGATGGCAGAAGAGCTAGAATCCTTGAGGGGTTCTAATAGCGCTGAGTTTGAAGTCTCTCCAGAACAACTCACTGGGTTGCAGTCTGAGATCGAACAGCTACAAGCTCGTATCGATGAAGCACAGACTAAGTTCGAGCTAACTAAACCAAAGTTACCGATCTTTAACCTAGACCTCACCAACGACCCCCTAGGGCGTCTGGAAGGTATGTTCTCTCGGTGGATGGCTTCTATTAATGCTTTCCCTGAAAACGCTGAAGGTTATATCTCACGACAGGCGTATGAGTCGACAGTGCAGAACGCACAAGCCAACCATGAGAAACGTCGTAAGATGCAAGAAGCCTACCAGATCGCTAGTCAACGCCTGGCCCGACTGAAAGGTTGCGACACTGTAGTTTGCGTTAAATGTGAGCACGAGTTCAAACCGGGCGTTGATGAATCCGAAGGTCCACGACTGGAAGACTATTTGTCTAAGCTCAGTTTGAAGATGGATGAAGTTGATCTAGCCATCAAACAGGACGAAGAATACATCGACCTCTTTAAAGAGTATCGAGTACACGTGAGTAACTTTGCTGCACTCAACGGTACGTACTCTGACTTCGGTACGCTGTGGGATCATCTTGCTCAATCGCAGATTATGTTCCGTACCCCTAAGGCGTTGATGGTAGATGCCGTAGAATGGCATACTGCGATGAAAAGCTACTTGGCTATACGTATGGACTCCGCTCGACTAGTAACACTCCAGACGCGTCTACAGACGCTTAAAGAGATCGATTCTGATTCGGTTGCTTATACACGTAAACGAATCCTCGAGCTGGAACACGCGGTGGCTGATAAATATCGTGAGGATGCCGTAGAATGGCATACTGCGATGAAAAGCTACTTGGCTATACGTATGGACTCCGCTCGACTAGTAACACTCCAGACGCGTCTACAGACGCTTAAAGAGATCGATTC